ACATAAAATCTTCGAACTTCTCCAACCGCTAACGCTCTACGAATCTGCTCTGCTTCATCGTGAGCTTGACACAGCATCAAAGTCATTGAGTAATCACTCTTGGGACTAAGCCATTTCTGACCAGCGCTCCAAACTTGATCCCAAAGACCTATCCCATCTTTTCCAAGTGGGGGCGGTGTCGGTATCGTGCTTGCACTAGGTAAGCCTTCGCCTACATCTGGTGCATCTGGTAATGGTCGCTTTCCTGGGTTGCCAAGCATGCGCTTAACTTCCGTTGGTTTCGGCGGCCTACCATTAGGTCTACCTGTTGCCACCATGCGGTGATCTCCTTTTGACCCTGCGGTCTGCCATGCGGCTCTCTGCCTATCGGCAAAGTGTAAATCTGAATAAGGGGTATACCCCCCTGTGGGTTTCGCGTATGCCTATACTAGCTACTCGCCGCCGAGGAACGCAGCGGGGGGAGGGGGGGACTACTCCCTACCCCTACTACATCTAGGTATAAATACATACTTTGATACTACATCTAGTAATAGGTGTTTTGGGGTCACTTAGGGGGCTTCCAGTAGGGATTTGGTGGTGTTCCTTTATTTGGCTTAAGTTTAGCTTCATGTCCCTCAGCGCTACTCTTGTATTTGTGGCAGTATGGCGGCACTTTATCGTGAACTGGTCGAAGGTTGTCTAAGCTGTGATCATCCCCAGCTATGACGTGATCTACTCCATCTGCTCCTGCTTGGTTGCATAGGTGACAAATAGCTTTATGAGTGCTTAGGACTATCCTGCGCCTAGTAGCCCAGTCGGTGGGTAGTCTTGCTGCCCTACCCGACCCCTTCCACGGGGGGGGCTGATGTTTTTCACACTTACCCCGATAGCTTGCAAGAACTAGGCATCCCGTTTGAGCGCAAGGTGTAGGTGCTAGCGCCATAATTCGTGACTATGGCTGGTATTGGCACTAAGCGTAACCCACCACCGCCCCTCAACGCTTGCCACCTGATACAAGCGGAGACTACTTAGTGCATGCACAACCTTAGTAAAGGGGTTTTGTAGCACCAGAACGAACTTTTGGAGCGATTTATTTAGAATGGTGGCTCCTGATCAGGTAAAAACTCAGGAATACTGTCCATAATCTGCTCTACTGTTACCCCTAGATCCTTCAAGAAGGCTTGTCCAGCGCAATTATCGGTCATTATGACCCCAAAGAGCAGGTGAACGGTAGTAACAGGCGAGTTTTGCAGCATCGCATACTCTATACCACTCTGAATAGCCTTAGTAGTCGATAATCCGACTGGCACCATGTCGAAGTTATAGCCCTCTGGCGATTCTTCCAAGAGATTTTACCCTTCTGTGGGGAGCTTTTAGATCACTTTTGGCGATCTCTCGAAGGTGTATTTCGCCTAATAGCTCTTGAAAGGCTTTTCTAGCGTCTGTAGTTAGTGACCCTTGTAGATACATCCCAGCAAGCAGCAACTTTGATCCTGATCCGCTCAGCGACCCCATAATCTTCTCTAAAGCGACTAAAGAAGTAGTTATTTGCGATGTATCACGCGTTAGATCGTGCTTTTCCGCTAACAAAGCGGTGCGCGAAGGTGGGTTTAGCTCTAGGTTTGTCCAAAACTCAGCTGCTGTTCTCATGTTCGTTCGTTGACGATCTCTATGATCGCCCTAACAACAGGAGCAACACACTTACTAGGGTTACATCCGTCGAAACAGACTTCGGGATCGCATTGACCCATAGATACCAACAGGGCAACTGCTCTTTGATGCTCGATACGCCGACCCTGCTCAATCCCACTATTGAAAGCATTGATGGAACTCTTGGCGATTATGTCTTGTAAGTCACTCATTTTAGTCTCCAAATAATTGCGTTTCTGCCGCTGGGGAGCTTTTCCCTAGCTCCTGAATCTATTACCTTGCCACTCTGCACTAGCTCTGAGCGCCTTGATCGTATGCCACTCTCGCTAGCCCATAAAACTTGCCTATTTACCGACTTATAGAAGGTTTCAATAAGCTCTACATCTGTCATTGGCTTAGCTAGAAGGTGGAGTATTACCTTGTGGGTATCCGTGACCCCCCTAACACTTGCAGCAGCTTGATGGGATGTCTCTGGGTCGGTGTTTCTAGCTACTGGTTTAGGCGCAATCATCTGCTACTCCGATCTCTGGGCTATCAAGGGTGACTTGAACCGACTCATCGAGTGCGATCCAGATTTCTAGCCCTTCTATTTGGATCTCGAGAAGGTCGGGATTACCGTTCCAATGCCGCCTAACCGCGCAGATTTGACCATAAAGCGTTAGATCTCTAAACCCAAGACCTCTGCTTTTGTAAATCCATACATCTTTGCCTATGTTGATCTCGCTATTCTGCATCTTTTTGCTCCTCATTCGATTTGTCTAGCTCCATTACCCACCACATTGCTTTAGTTTGAGCATCTTCTACTCCTAAAGCTCCGTAGCTTGTCATTATGTCGATCTCCACCCACTTATCTGGGTAGATCTCTCGCTCTAAGTTAAAGGTTGCTTCTTGGTTCCAAGTGACCCTAAACTCATTGTCTCGATAGACCTCAATCATCTGCAATCTGCCCCTCTGCTTCCAGCAGCGCTTCGATGTAGCTTGACACATCTTGGGGGTTGCTTGACCAGCTGATTAGAGCCAAGCCCATCTGATAAGCGCTTTCGTAGTCGATCTCGAACAATGGGTTGTTTAGCTTTTCGCCTATTTCCTCAGTTGTCCACCCGATTAGATCTAAGAACTCTAAGAATGGTCTGCCCGACTTGTAATCGTAATTCGTCGACCAGTTATAGAGATCCCTGACCGTTTCGCCACATAGTGGTGGGTTGTCTAACAGCGTTTCTATGCTACTCATCGTTTCTCTCCCTTTTCCTTTAGTGTTACATACGCCAAGGAGCTAAGCAGTATCAATACCGCCGCCCAGTTGGCTTTAGTTGTGTCGATCTCCTGCGCCATACCTACTAGCGTTATGTAGCCAGCTACATTAGCTGCTGCGATAATCGGCTTTCTCAGTTTGTTTCTCATTTGCTAGTTGCCTCTACCGAATCGATAGCGGTGCGTAGCTTTTTGATCTCGTTAGCCGCTTCGGTTATGTAGCGCTTTCGGAGCTTCATCCTGTTAGCGTATCGGTAAGCTGCTTCCGCTGTCTCTAACTCTGCTCTTAGTCTCTCAATTTTCATTTCTCTCCCTTTCTTTGTTATCTAAAGAATACCGAATGCAGATCGCTAGTGCCAAGTGCTTAGCTATCGTTACTCATCTGTTACAAAGCAGTGCAAAAGGTAGCTTGGAGAGGGTGAAAAAGGTAGTGCTTACAATCGTTTAGCCCTCTAAACAATCGCAAAGGGTTTGATAACACTTGTAACCAATCGGTTACTATGGCGTTTGTGTCGTAAAAGTTACATTCCACTATTGTGGAGTCTTGTGCATTTTTGTGGATGCTGGCTTTTATGTTTTTGTGGATTGTCAGGAAACTACCGCTTTCGGTATAGTTCTGACATAAGTGGTGATTAGGTGCAAAGTATGCGTGACAAATCGGCGTTTAGTGTGACATTTTGCTGACCGTGTTTTCTTAGTCAAAATCCCTGACCATGTTTTCTTAGTCATCTTGTCCCTCTCTGATTGTGTCCTCCAGCTCTTGAGCAGTATAAGGGTATTCCAACGCCTCGATTATGGTTCGCTTAGCTTCTTTAGCCCGAAACACTTTAATAATTCGCTCACGCTCTGCTTCAATGCCAGCATCACGTCCTTTAGTCCAAAGTATTTTGCCGCTCATGTCTTTCATGTCTATCATTTGGCTTCTTTCTCTTTTTGGCTTATCTAAAAATTATAGCTTTCTATTTGTTCGGATCTATCAAGCGTGTTGCGGTGCTATCCAGAGCACTCTGAAAGCCCCACCAGCAGGATTCTATGCGTCTGGGGTGTAACTACACGGGGCAAAAGAAAACCCCATCTCTCGACGGGGCTTCTTTCGGGTTTACACTCGCCAGAGTATGAACCCTCTTTCGGTATAGTAGCTGTCTTTCAGGACCGCTGGGCTATACCTGTTTTCGATCAGCTTGGCTCTGCGGTTATCTATCGCGCCATTTATCTTAGCCGTCTCTTGCTCAGTAGCCTCAAACTCTGCTACTAGTGCTGGGATAGCCTCGAACTCTTTCCTAAGCGCTGTTCTCCAAATCGATCTCCTGATCTCATCTCGATTTTTCCTGATGGGATCTTTGTCTTTCTCTAGATCCATAATCTCAGCGAATAAGCCTTGAGCTATTTTTAGACTAATCATTTGTCTCTCCCTATTTAGTTACCAAGTGCTAACGAGATCTCTCGCTTGCGTTAGTAGACTATCAAAGGCGTTTTCTACAGAAAGTTTTTTGGCTTTTAGCGTCTCCACACCCTAGTAACTGTGGCACGACTCGCCCGAAATAATGGTCCATTAGGTGACTAATTTAGGTGGTTCGGGGATCTAACGCTTTCGATGATCACATGAGCGCCAGTTATGCCATCTGTTGTCCAGACCTTTTGCGGATGTGCTCTAACGATCAAGGAATCGTCACGCCATACATTTGCGATTGTTAGAGCATCATAAATTCCGCGCTCAAGTTTGTCTAAATCTGGTGGGACAATCGGGTAATCGCTCTTGTTGCTTTTGGGCTTAGGAAGTATAAAGCGCACCCAGATCTCGACGGCTTCATCAAAATAGATCTCGCCCGTTTCTTCTAAGCGCTTCTGCGCGGCTTTGATTACCGCTTCACGCCAAGGCTTTAGGTTCTTGCTTGCTTCGATAAGAACCCCGTTGCCCACATGACGCTTAGAGCCTTGTGGGGCAGGGAGTCCGACAACGAACATAGTCCAACTTTTAGAAAGGTGCGTCACCATCGACGGCTACCTTGTCTACCCAAGAATTATCACTAGGGGCTATGTATGTGCTGCGCTTGGTTACTAGCCCGATAGCTGTTGGAGACACTATGTTGTTTTTGTAGACTTTTCCATCAGCGCCGTTGTTATCTTCGGTTTTGAATCTGCCCGAAACTTCAACCAGCTGACCTTCAGCAAGTTCGAACCCGACTTCTACATAGCCTGTCCAGACTTGATACTTTGTGCGCCCAGTAGTGACGTAGTTTTCGCCATCTTTTTTCTGGTGATTTTCGCTTACAAGCACGAAGCTTGGAAACACTCGATCCACGAATCCCTTGAAACTAATTTCTGCCATTTGATACTCCTTCTATTTGTCGTTGATTCTAGCACATAGCTTGCAAATAACCGCAACTGTGTTGTGCTCACACAGCTTCGGTGGATCTAGTTGAGCTTTATCCTTAGCATCTTGGAACTCTGCTAGCACCTTGTCGTTGTCTCGCACCGCTAGGGCGGATCTCCTAACCGATTCGGCTTTAGCTTTAGATTCCTTCTCTTCCCTAGATGGCTCTCGCTCTGGGTATGACTCATCCAACCAGCCTTCGCGGTTGATCCAAGTAGCTGGGTATGGAACGAATTGCAAGGAAGGCAGATTGCGATCCTCTGCCAATCGAGATGCTCCGACGATAGATAGCTCCCGATCTTCCTGCTCTAGGCTTACAAACGCCTTGAGAGCTGTCCCACGACCTACTCTGCGTGGATACTGTGTCCAGAAAGCTTCGAACTGAGCGTTAACTTCTTTTAGATCAGTATTCTTATCTATGTTCTTCTTAGGGTGCGGATTATCCGTTGACGGTTTAGCCGTTGACGGTTTTTCCGTTGACGGTTGATTAGGGTCTTGGGTAATCCATAGGTTTCCTGATAAGCGCCCCGAAGGATCTCGCTGTTGCTCTCGTCTGAGATAGCCAAAGATCTCTAGCTCTTGGATCGCGCTACCAATAGCATCTCTGCCGTCTACGCCGTTGTTGGCGATCCTAGCGATGCTTACTTCCCAACCTACGGTGTGAGTTAGTAGCTCAGATAGCAAGCCCCTAGCCTTGTAAGTTAGCCTGTTGTCTCGCAGCCAATCGTTTGGTATCTGCGTAAAGTGCGAATCAAAGCTGTGTTCTCCCCTGATTATCGGCATCTATCTCCTCTGTAGCTGTTCGGTTGTAGTCGCTATCTAACACGAACCAGCTCTGAGATGCAAAGTTGTAGACAGGCGTTTCTTGCGTGTCTTGCCAACTCTCTAGTTTCCAACCGTTTTCTCTAGCCGTTTTTGCTAGGTATGGATCGCTTTCAATTAGCCCGTTAGCCTCTGAGCAAAACACAATAATGTTGCTTGGCGTGTGGCGCTTTTTACTCCCACCCATTCCCCTGTTCGAACGATGCTGTGGGACTAGGGTTTCGCCAGATGCTCCACAGTGATAGCAAGCGAACTTGTCTCTGGCTAGGTAGCGATCAAACTCTTTTTTATTCATCTGTTTCTTGGTAACTAAATCCTATGGAAAACTCTGGCTCATCATCTGGGGCAAGCTCAGAATCTACACCAAGCGTGCTGTGCTGATCAGGCTCAGTAGGGCAGGTGTGATCTAGCTTCCATTCTCTCCATAGCGCCGTTGCTTTTCTGCTGTTAGCTCCGAACTGTGCACCGCAAGCACATGTTGCACTAACGCTGTCCAACACCCGAAGTCCTATAAGTTAGCTCTACCAACTTAGCTTGAGTTTGAACGCTCATCTGCGAAAGCTCTAGCTGCTTTAGCTTCATCTTGACGCGGTTGTATTCGGCTTTAGTTACAGCGTGATCCAAAGATTCCTGCTCTGTAATTATCGTGACCTTAGCATTCCGTTCGCCTATAGATCCATCTGCATTTAGGTAGGCAATAGCTTCTGCCTTGTCCATAGCCAGCTCAGCACGAAGCATCTTTAGCTCCGACTGGTAAAGGACTTCAACGCCTCTGCCAGCGTTTTCGCGGATCTCTATTAGCTCATTGATAATCTGGTCTGGCGTGATTATCTTCATCTTGCCCTTCTATGTTGTTATACAAGCGCCAGAGAATCCTCTTGTTGTCTAGCTCAACCGAACGACTATCTTGCCCGTTAGCCCTTAACCAAAGAATTAGCTCTGACACTTGCATCATTGCTGCGATAAGTATTTGTCTATTTGGGTTCTCCATCAAGCTGGGTAGCCAGATCCTTTATCTTGTTCAGAGTTTGCTTGTCTGCTCCGCTGCTCTGTGCCTTGAGATACATCTCTCGAAGCTCATCTACTGACTTGCCTTCGAGTGTCTCGCTAGCCCCAAGCTCATAAGTAAATGTGTCGGGGTCAGGCTCGTCAGTTGGTAGAGCAAGCAGTTGGATCAGAAAGGTTCTTAGCGCCACGCTCATAGCTTTAGCTGTTGCCTTATCGCCACTATCGAAAGCTTCCGAAGCTACTATCCCAGTAACCCCATCCCCTTCGGTGCCCATAATGCTATAAGCCACGGTCAGGCGAACTACATTGAGCGCTCCACCGTTCTTAGCTAGCACCGTTTCGGCTTGCTTATCCACTATTTCGGGGACAATAAATCCGCCATGCTTTCTGATCGATGGTCCAACTGCGTTTAGAACTGCATCAATGCCTCTAAAGTTGAACCCTTGTGCTGTGTTTTTATTGAGCTTGGCGACACCCTGAACATCCTGCATCACTGCTACAATTATCTCTCTTGCGTTAGCCATTCTTTACTCCTCGTTTGTTGACTAGAAACGGTGGGTTACCGCCTCTGCCAGATTGTCTGGTAACGATTACTCTATCGCCTATTGCCCCAGATTTCGCCTTGCCCATGCGGTCTAGCACTTGGCTTTTTATCTGATTTATCTCACCCTGAGCGAACTCGAAATCCGAAAGGGTAACAAGGTATTGCTCACCCATCTCTGCGAGATCTATAACGCTTTCCTCGATGTTAGGGTTCATCTTTCGAATCACCTGATAGGTCGCATCAGCGCCATCAAAGTCTGGCTTAGTATCCTCTAGCAGGTGCTTTCTAAATAGGTTGACCCTAGCTAAATTGGCATCTTGCTCAAAGCTATCCGCCGTTATTTGTATCTCGATGTATTCTCTACCACCTATTAGCGCTGCGATCCAAGCTTCTTTTGCTCCAAAAACTTGTAGATACCATTGAACTTGCGCCATGTAACTAAGCGGAACTTTTAGCTCACCCGTGTAGGGATCTACCCAATCGTCTTTGTAAGAAGCTGTCTTAATCTCTAGCACCCCATACTCACCCGATTCGGTAAGATACAAAGCATCAGGATTTGCAATCTGCCACTCGCGCTCTGAGTGCTTCCACATTCCTACATCCTTGAGCATCTTTAGCTCTGGGTGCTCATCTTCGAACTTCTGGATTACTACAGGCTCTAAGCGGTTGCCCCACTCCATAGCTGCATTCTCTGTGCGATCCTTTTCTACCTTGCCTGTTTTTACTGCCCATAGAGACATCGGGCTTTCCCAGCGAGAGTAGCCACAGATAATCCCAACATGAGATCCTCCTATGCCCTTTGCGCGGATCTCATGCCAGTTAGCATTACGCTCGTTGCTTTTAGAGATCTGCACCGCGCTGTTTATTGTTTCGGGAATTGCAGTAGTCCGCGTTTTGCGAACCTTTTGTGCTACAGTTACATCAACCAAGTGATACTCCTCATTCGTTTGGTGAGATTGCCTCTAGCCAAAAGCTAGGGGCTTTCTCTTTGCTTAGACTATCCATAGTGTCCGACATTTTATAGGCGGTTGAACACTTCTTTTAGAGCCACCCTAAATCCCTTTTCCTTAGCAAGAACTTTGTAAAGCTTGAGCTGATTAGTTAGCTCTTGAAGCTCTTGGTTTAGGTCGGGGATCTCAAACTCATCGTCTGCGATTACAGCGATCCCGTCAATCTTTGCCATTAGAGCATCGACCCCAAGATCTCTAGCATCTGCCCACTCTTGAATTATGACCTTGATGCGGTGTCTCTCTCGCTCAGCGGTTTCCATGTTTGCTACTTTCAGCCATCGTTAGTTGGGTTTCAATTTTTGCAAGTGCTTTCTCAATAGCGGCTATGAGTCCTGCCGAAAAGAGGGGGCTATCCCCTTCAGCTATTGATTTTCTAATCTGATCTATAGTCTCTTGTGTCTGATCTTCCATTGTGTCTCCAATTATTAGTCGCTGTTTTATGTAATCTGGCGCGTTGTAAATACTCACGATTAGTTCACCATCAGCTTTGCATCGTAAACCGAATTGATCGCTGACTCAACCGCAGCCATTGATCTAATAATCTCAGCAGGACTATTGCTGCTCATTGGTAGTGCTTTGATTCGCTTTAGCTCCGCTGACAATAAAGCTAAAATCAAGCTTTTTGGATAAGGAGCATCAACATCCTCTAGATACGCCTCAAGATCAGATAGATAAACAAACTCACCTATCTCGTTGCTGCAAGCTACCTCTTTGCAGATAGCTAAAATACGCAACTGCTCATCTTTGACACCTTCGGCGTAGAACGAAGCCATAGCGGTGTTTTTTATCTCTCCCATGTTATCCCCTTAGATAATAGGCGGTTCGCCCCCTAAGTTATCGTGAAGTCTTTCTAAGGCGCGTTTGATTCTTTTCTCTGCGCCTCTATCCGATAACCCAAGCAACTCTCCAATCTCGCTTTGAGATAATTCAAGCCTATACCTAATTTCAAGCAGCGATCTATCTTCTTTTGACAGCGAATAAAAGGCAGAGCGCACATCCGTAACCAGCGTGATCGCTACATTTGTGTCTTGGGGTAATCTAGCGTTGCTATCGGACTCAGGAATGATCTCCCACAGATAAGGAATTATGTTTATTAGCTGATTCATCGTGTAGTAATTGTCAGATTCGATAGGTCTGATCGAGTGCTTTTGTGTCTCTCTGGCACAATACTTTGCCGCTTCACGCTTCAGCGTTACATAGAGCTTGCCCTCACCCCTTGGGTCGGTTCGCCACTCATCAATAATCTTGTAGTGCTGATAAGCCCAGAGCATAAGCTCACTATTGAGATCATCGAGTTCGATCTTTTTCCAGCGGTTGCTGAAGTATCTAGCTATCGCCCGAATTATCCTAAACTCATCAGTCGTTAGGTTCATTTATCTTCCGCGATTCAGGTAGATTGAGCGGCCAGAATCGTGGAGATAGTGTTTCTATGGTGGCTTCGGTAGTCATAGTTCCACACCAGACATGAGGGGCAGAAACAAGCCCAGCAGATTGACTAAAAAAGTCTGACCTATCGCAGAGTGCTCCACCTTGTAGCCAATGCGTTTGCCCTACTAGCTGTTGGTATCGAGCGTGGTGGTAATGCCCAGTAAAAAGAAGATCGCTATCGCCAATAGGATCTCTAGCAGCAGACATGCTCTTGAACCAAGATAGTATTCGCCCCTCAACACCAGTTCCACCCCTAGCTATGTGACCGTGTGTTAGTCCGACTATCCACCCAAGTATTTCAACAGTTAGGGATAGCCTGTTTCGCTGTGGGAAACTCCATGTGATCGCGTGATCTGGCTCTGCAAAATTTAGAGCTTCAGCGACTTGCTCCACAACCGCGACATCATCATTGTCATTTAGGGTAGTGAAGGCTTTTCCATTAGCGCGGTTCTCACCGTGATTTCCTGGGACTACAGCAACGTGAATCGGTAGCCCTATCTTGCTAATCTCTGCTAGGTATTCAAGTAGCAGCCGGCGCACTATCTTTACTTGGTCGCGGCGGTCCAGCTCAACGCTAAAAGTCTGCATCTCATACCAGCCATTTATGCCTTCGACTAGATCCCCAGTTATAGGAATAAAGATTAGATCGACGGGCTTGCCTAGCTTCTTCATAGCCGCGATGTCTTGTTTGGCAAAGCTAGCAAGCTGCATAACTTTTTCAACCATGCCTTGAACGCCTTCGCCATCTGATTGACCAGCTTGCAAGTCGGTGATCTGCTGGAAGTAAGCTCGTTCGGGGTCGGCAGTTTTGATCTTACCTTTTGTAATGCTGAGCTTCTTTGCAGCAACAATTAGCTCATCGAGATCTACGCCCGTTCCAACATCCAAGCGCTTGATCTTAGCTTTGAAATAGTAGAGCCTCTTGGTGCCGCCCTCACCATCTCCTGTGTCCCACGCACGAACTTCTATCGGATAGCGCTCGTCAACATTGAACTTGGTTTTGTCGAAACTCTCTGGAAGTAGGTTGTCTAGGAGATCTCCCCAATCCTCTGGCTCATCTGCCAAGGGATCAGTAATCAGGAATCCACCTGTGCTATGAAGCTCAAGTCTAGGTTCCCAACCAGCAGGATGCCCAGCTTGACGGTCACGGCGAACTTCTACTGCTCCACCGCTCACACCTATTGCAAGTAAATCTTCTAAATTAGCCATGTTTGGAGGCTAGCACGAAAACAGGAAAAGCCTCGCCATTTCTGACGAGGCTTCCTGCTCACTAACTTGGGAGAGAGTGACCTATTCGGACTTAATCCTAGACTCTAACCAAAGCTGCGCTGCCTTGTAGTAATCTCCTAGCCCGTGAACTCCTACTCTACCACCTCGGCGGTGATACTCATCTCGTAGAGAATTATTGAATCCTAAGCCATCTTTATTTAGCAGTTCCTGAAGCTTACTTAGCGGAACTTCGCCGAGTAGCTGGGTAAACATCGAATCTAGTAGCAATCTATCCTGCGCTTCGCGATACTTTTCGCTGACGATTATTTTATACTCACTCATTTTGTCTCTCCCTTTCGATCTAACTTTTAGATCTAGGAAAAGACTATACCCGTCAGGTTTGCTGTCAAATGCAAAAAAAAGAACCCCACTTGAGACTAATCAAAGTCTTTCGTGAGGCTCTTTATTGTTGTAGCAAGAGACAACCCCACCACGCCATTACACGGTGATGGGGTGTTAATAATTTAGGCGCTAGATTTTGCCACTATCGAAGTCAGTATTGATAGCAACGCTGCACCACCTGCAAGGCTTAGCAGCCCTAGATAATCTATGGCGAATAGTCCAGCACTACCAACGCCTAATGACGCGATAGCTGCTTGAGCAAATGTCTTGATCGCTCTTTCGCCAGCGTATCGCCAAAATTCTAATGTAAAGATCTTCATGGTTCAATGTCCCGTCTGTTGTTTCTCTTGATGTCTTCATAGGTTGCCGAAGCTGTGTATGCAGTAACAATAATTGTTAGCAAGGCTATCCCACCAGTTACTAGGTTATTGCTTACTCCTGTGTCCCAGAAAAAAGTCAAAGCTCCGAACAGGATAATCGCAACTGCCAATCTATAAGCGCCATAAATTAGCCGCCTTCTAAACTTCCAGTTATCGGTTTCAGTTTTGACTTCGCCGCCTAGAAAGAACAACCCATCAATCGCTGTTTTGGCAATCTTATTTATAGTGGCTTTTTGCAGCATTCGCATACCTCTGGCTTGATCATGTTGTCAATAAATTCTTCTGGGTCATAAACCGTTCCATAGAACACGCCTTTGATTTCAGGCGAGATTGTCAAGTGACAATGCACCCCACTACTAGCTGACCCAGTATTGCCCATTCTTCCAACGGGATCTCCGAACTCCTTCTTTGACCCAACTACCGTGCTAGTAAGTGGACTATGGTTTCCAAGAGCTTGCGGTCCAGCGCACTTAATCCCATGCTTAGCGCAAGACAAGTGACAATAGGCAACATAGACTGCTTTCTTCTTGGTGTTATCCCAAGCGCTTTGCACTACTACCCAACCCAAGACATCACTCCATTGGATCAGCTTGATCGTGCCTTTGCTAACCGCTGGGATAATCGTGTTGGCTTTAGTCGCGTAATCCAATCCTCTGTGCGGACTACTTCGCCTTGCTGTTACTCCGAAGCGAGATGTAATCATCGACTTAGGAAACGGGTGCTGCCACTCTGCCATTAGATAACTCCCATTATTGAATTGATGATTGATACAACACCAGCAGCTAAAGCAGCCCAAGCTATCTTTTCAACCCAAGCAGACTTAGCTTGCTGGATCTCTAGAAGGGCAACTCTTTCTGGCACTCGATCAAGATAGCCAAGCTTGGCTGTGAGTTGGATTAGTAGGCGTTCGTTTTCCAGTTGCTTGCCGTATAGCATTTGGAGAGTGACCCTAGCGTGAGGCTCTGGGGATTCCATTACTCAGGTGCGATTTCAGCTTGAATCTGAGTCAGAATTTCATTAGCCTCATCTTCGCTCAAGCCACTAGTCAACATTTCTTCTAGGGTAGGCAGAATGAACTCTGGAACTTCTAGCCATTTCAAGGCTTCCTCGTTCCAGTAATGATTAGTAGAGGGTTTTGGAGTAGGCGGCTCGTAGATAAATAGTTCTTCATTCCAAGCCCATGACTCAAATTGTCTAAGAGATTCAAACTTGATGCCGTTATACCTTGCTCCAGTCCATGCTAAGCCTGTTGCTTCAGTTTCAACGACTAAAGCGTTTTTTTGAAAAAGGCTTTTTATGTCCAGCAAGTCCCCAACTAAAACATTCAAAACTTTTCCATCTTGTATAAGTGCGATTCTGGTTTCCATTTTCCTAGCCTCCAATAATAAAGATTTGCCCACGGAAGCCTACTCCGCCAGTTTGCTGCTGAGGGGCTAACCCATTGCCGTCTCTTGTGCTGCCTCCACCGCCGCCATTTGCGTAGGCAACACCATCTGTCCCGTTCGTGCCATAGTTAAAGCCATAGAGGTCGCCTCCACGGCCACCTGCATAATTGGTAGTTGTCCCAGGTGTTTGAACAAGAGCAAACACCCCTGCGAAAGTAGTTCCTGAACCTGTGCCACCTGCGCCAATTTGGTAACCACTTCCGCCTTCACCGCCGTTGAAACCTGGAGCTCCACCTGCTCCACCGCCATAAGCGTTCCGTCTGCCGCCTCCGCCGCCTGATCCGCCATCTCCGCCAGCGTTTTCTTCGACAGTATTTCCGAACCCACCTAACCCGCCAGCCGCAACTATTCCGCCAATGCTAGTTTCACCACCAGCTTGACCAGCTGTATTTGTGGCACCAACACCTGCACCTGCTCCAATAACAGCCGTATAAGTTCCAGCGGCTAAAGTTCCCATAGCCAAGTAACCCGACCCACCGCCACCACCTGCTGGTTGGTTAACATTAGTTCCAGCACCTGAGCCGCCGCCGCCAAAGGCGACAACTAATGCCTCATTTGCCAAAGTCACGGAACCAGAGGCACTTACTGTGACAACCGAAACTGTTGATGCCGTATCTGAGTTAACGATTTCTGAGATTGAGAATGTAGCTGTCCCAGAAGCTGTCCAATAAAGCTTTGCCACATTTTCGGGCCAAGTTATCTGTCTCTGTATGTCTGACACCGAGAGCTGAAACACTTGATTGCTTGATGAGTCAAACCCTCGTAAATCTAAGGTCGGTGTCCCCGATACCGAATAAACTTCTATGGCGTAAAGAAGTCCAGCGGTAAGAGTGCTTGGAGCTTGCCGTAAGAGTCCAGTTGCTGGAAAGAACAAGCCAGTGCTAGGAGCGGCAAAACTTACCCACGCCGAACCATTCCAATACTCATGCTCGCCCTCTGTTGAGTTGTAACCAAAGGTCTGATTATCAACCGGATTAGTTGGCCTTGTTGCGGTTGTCCAGATTCCAACTCTTTGACCCATAAAGGTTCTAGTGTCCACCAACATCCCAGCGGTAATCGCTACGGTGCTGGTTGGGATTGTTAAAGTGGCTATTGGGAGCTGGTAGATACCCGTTGCGCTTTGAGTCAGCGTGGGTGCTACTGGGTCAGCGGAGGCCGCCGTTCCTGAAACAATCTTGGTCACAATCGTGTTGGCGGTTGGGTCTAGCTCAACCACCACGATGTCAATGCGAGTGTTCACGCCCGCTGAGGTAACTGCCAGAACTAGGTCGCTGGTGTTTATGTAGTAGTGACCTCGGATAAAAGCCTGACCTGCCGCAACGGTTAGGTTGAGGTCTGACCCCGTGACCGTAATGCCAAGCTCTGTGCCAGTGGGTGAGCCTTGAACCCCAGTCTCCTGAAAGTTAGTTGCCCACTCAGAAAACTGCGCCTCTGTAGTGTCTATGTTTTCAAATGGAAATGATTGCTCTGCCATTTATTTTCTCCTTTGAATTGCTTGAATTTACTTAGTTCTAAATCGGTTAGGTAGCGCTATTTTCGCTCTAGGTTTGAAACTCTTTGATCCAGTTGTCTCGTCTTTTCCAGCACTCTTGATTCGTATTCTATGCCTACTGGTGTCCCAACTGTTGCACCTAATCGCACTCCGTCGAATGAGATTGAGATCCCGACCTCTGTGACTACAGCGCTTGCCTCTAAGTCGTTGATCACTACTGTGACTTTATCTCCTAGATACCAATCGCGCCCGAACCGCATACTAAAATCATCTGAAGGTGTAACAGACATTTGCACGATTGTCTTTCCATCGTCAACCAAAAGTTCCTCACCCGATTGAGTAAGCTGCCCCGTGTTGTCTGAGTTGCGACTATCTTTGAAAACTTCGATCCTTCGTGACCATTCTTCTTCAGCTTCTTCAGATGCCGTAGTTGTCACTTCCAGAAATTCTCGATCTGCCGCTTCACCGCCCCCACCCATAATCGCCCTTGTTAGCTTCGCGGATGAGTAGGAATAGTTAGCCCTTGAAAGCTTGTTGTTGTCCATGTCCATTCGGATTGTTGCTGATCTATCGGTAGGCACATACACCTGAAACTCTAGGTTAGATCCAGATTGCTCAAGCGCGTAACCAATCCCACCAGTCTGAGCTAGCCCATACAAAGTGTCTTGAAGTGTCTGAAATCTAGCGTTACCAGAAACCGTAGATCCTAGCCCTGCATCTGCTTGGATAGTTAGGTTGCTTATCTTTCGGATCGTTGGCGCAGTCGGTCCAATGTTTGCTGAAACATAAGCTTTCATTACCGTCTCGGCAGCACCAGATCTAACATCGTGTGAATCGGTTTGTGCAGTTACGTCAGCAGTTGATGGGGTGGGATAAGCCAAACGCTCACTTAGAATAATCTCGTCACTAGCGCCTGTAATTGTCCAGTCACCATCCACATTCGTAGAAGTTTGCTCAAGCGCTGCCGATAGCGTCGGTCCTGAAAAGATTACCGTGTTATCTGGACCCGTAACAATAACGCCGTATCCTGCCAAGCGCAGCAGTTCGCCTAGCCTGTTGCCTTGCGGCAATCGCATTGACCAAGTGCCTACGCTGTTGAACCTAAGAATAAATCTTGCGCCTACTAGATCGCTAGCAATAAACTGCCCTACTTTAGCGTTCGATGGATCTCTGACCTCAATGATCAGTTCCTCAACTTGCATTTAGTGAACCACCTCAAACTTGGGAGCGTAGAAGAAAGCAACTCTAGTCGCATCATCTGTATCGTCAGCGGTAATAGTTACTGTGCTAAGCCCAGGCGGTAGAGCAAAGAGCTTCGGCGCATCCCCTAGTATCGCGTAAGAATTTACATTATCTTGATCATAGACTTGACCCGTTGCTGTATCTACTGTGATCGTGTCACCAGCTTCTATTGTGTCTGGTATTGAGAATGAGAAAGTTCCATCTGACACTAACAAGTTTGTTATTGGTCCCATAAAAGTCCACTTAGGAAAGCTTGGAACATCACCAAGGTTGTTTACTATTACAGATCCAAGCACATTGTTTGACGAGATCTTTAGTTTAGTTAGCTGGGGCAGTAATCCGCGACCAGTAGGTTCTTCACCGATCACATAAGAAATGCTGTTTAGGCTTGTCCAGTATGGAGCTGGTGCTTGCAGAGACAAAACCCACTTGCACCAAATCATCCCAGCTTCGCTGCCCCATTGACCCTCAGCTCCACCCGTGTAATAAGTTTGCAACTCAAGAGAAACGCCATCAGAGTAATTCGCTCTAAGCTTCAGCGGTCCAGCTTTGTTCTGTGTCATTTTGGCTAAGCGCCTTAGCTTGACTTGCACATCAGCTCTGTCGTTTCCAAGTATTGTAATTGCGAGATCTAGGTTTCTGACACCGCGCTTGGCGTGACGGAATACACCGCCATCTCCTGCTGAGCTTTCGATCCTCACTAAAGCTGGTGGTATGTTGAACCCCAAGAAGTCTGGGTTGAGAATGTAGTTGGAATAGTCAAACTCAATGGTGTCGCTGTTCGCCCCGATAAGGGAATAGTTGACGTCTACCAACCTGCTACCACCTTTGCTCTACGCATTGCTTGGAATAGATCTTGCTCAGAATCTATGGACTGGTTCGGGGCAGCATAGTAATTCATTGTCTTGCCTTTGCCATCTCCGTCGATCCCCATCATTCTTTCGAAGTCTTTTAGTGGGGTTACAACTTCGGGTCCAGCTTCGCCGATTAGTGCGTTGGTAGGGCGATCAACATAACCACCATCTGCTAGGGCAATTCTAGGAATAGCAAGTCTGCTTAGGTTTGGTAGATTTAGCCCGATAGTAAAAGCATCAGTTAGTGCTGTAGCTGGAACATTTATCTGTATTGAGTTCAAGAGATCGATCATGCCATTTATGCCGTCAATCACGAAGTTAATAAAACTCTCAAAGATGTTTATGTAGCCGTTTACGATTCCAACGAAGAAGCTCTTGATCCCGTTGAATACATTCTCAAAGATAGTTTTGAAACCATTTACTATTCCATCAAAGCCTTCTTTGAAACCTTCCCAAATACCACCAATAAAACCAGTAAAGGTTTCCCAAATACCACCTAAAAAGTCGGTTGTCTTTTCCCAGCTTTCGCTTAGGCTTTCGCCGATCCCTACAAAGAAGTCACCGATAGCTTCCATCGTTCTGACAAATAGATCCTTGAAGCCTTCCCAAGCTTTGCCTACAAACTCAGTCATAGCTGCCCAGATGTCTTGGAAGAATGTTGTCTGAGTAGCTAGGTAAACAATCCCAGCAACCAGAGCAGCTACAGCAATAGCAACTAGGGTAAGTGGGTTCAGGCTCATAACTGTATTTAGTATGCCTTGAGCAATAGCAAACAACGTGGTTACTGTAGTCGCGATCCTAGTTGCTACGGCTTGCAAGTTGAACGCTATTAGTAGCAACCCTAGAACTCCAACAAAGGTTGCAACTGTAGGAAGGTTATCCTTGATAAAGCCAAAGAAGTTACTAAAAGCTGGGACTAGAGTTTCGGTTAGGAAGGTGCTTATGTTCTCAAAGGCTGGGACTAGTGTCTGCTCAAGGAACGGAACAAAGACTTCGCCCATAAAGATTTGAAAGGCTTCTGCTACTGGAAGCAAAGCTGTTCCAATAGCTAGCCCTAAGTTCTCGATAGCAATCTTGTTTACTTCTGCGCTTCGCGTTGCGTCGATCACATCGAAAGCGGCTGCGGTAGCGCCAGCAGCGGTTGTCTGAGCATCAAGCTCAGCAGCAAACTTCTCTGCACCTGTGCCAGCTAGCACCTGCACAGCAGATACGGCTTCGGTTGATCCAAGTAGATTTTGCAAAGTTCCGTTGTTGCCGTCAGCAAAGTCGCTGACCGCATTTATTGCAAAGCCAAGTCCTTCAGATTCGATAGCTAGCTGTGCGCTGTCATAACCAAGCGCTTGGAAGATAGCATCCATTTCATCGGATGGCTTTTGTAGCCCAACTAGTGCAGCCTTTAGCTGATTAGAGGCTACCGAAGTATCTGTTCCACCTACTGTAAGTGTAGCTAAAGCTGCGTTGATCTCAGTAAACTTCACTCCTGCTGCCGCTGCCGCAGGTGCAACATTTGACATGGAGCTAGATAGTTCTTCGAAGTTTGTCTTTCCACCTTTTACGGCGGTAAACATTGAATCAGCTATTGCTTTTGCGTCACCAGAACTCAAACCGAAGGCGTTCATTATTGTGGTAAGTCCGTCAACCGAAGTGTTTACATCAGTAACACCAGCGATAGCAGCTTGTGAAGCAACTGCAAGAAACTCTTGAGCGCTATCTTTTGGCACACCTGCCGAGATCGCGTTATACAAACCATCAGTAAGAATCTTTTGTGAGATCCCAAACTCTTTTGATGTGTCTTTGACTATGTTCTGAAACTGACCAAAGTCCTGAGCAGCAGCAGCACCAATGTTTCCAGTTAGGGTTACTACTTCAGCAAGCGCAGTTCTTAGTGTTGTTGCTTCTTCGATTGCGCCAGATAGAAAGCTACCAATTTTTACGGCAGCAAAGGTTGTTCCAATTATTGCAAGCGCTGGTCCTAGTGATCCCTTGATCTTTCCAAGGAAGCCTTGACCAGTTGACTTAGCCATAGCAGCGCCACCGTCTGCTCCTGCTGCACCTAGCTGTTGGTTTAGCCCCGTTGATAGCTTGCTACCGAAGCCGTTGATCTGCGGAACAATCTGAACATACGCTTCGGCTATTCTACTTCTCGCCATTAGTGTCCTTCGGGTTCATTTGTTGCAATCTTTTGATAACCGTCGCGCGGCTTTGTCTGCGCTTAGGTCTAATCTTTTCTTCTTTCTTAGCCCAAGGTGTTGGGTATGGCTTAGGTTTCTTTTTGCCAGAATTGACTTGAGCTAGAAGATCATAGGTGTTGGCAGCCACAGTCCATTCGTAACTAACTGGGTATTGCCAATTACGAACCGCTGCTTGTAGCCAACTTGATGGCTCTTGCAAAAGGATAGCGACTAGGTGTATGGCTTCAAGTAGAGTTACACTTCTGCCAATTTCTAAGTAGCTAACATTGAACCTAGATCTAAAATCGTAGGCTATTGCCGAAGGGTGCTCCTCGATTAGATCAAGGAGCTTGAAGATTCCCCCGTCGGCGCTCCTTGTGTCCAGCTAGTAATGAACTCAGCAAAGGCTTCAGAGTTCATGCTGTCTACAGCGGCTAGCTCTTTGCTATCTTCGCCCATTACCTGTTCGATAATAACGAATACTTGATCCGCTTCTTCTTTCAATTTTCTAGACTTACGAATAGCCCCCATAGGGATGTCTTTGAAAAGCGGTATGTGATACTTTTTGTTTGCTACTTCGAAAGTAAATTTATCTACGGTCATTATTCCCTTAGCTCAAGCGGTCTATGGTGAAGGCTAGGGGGCAGGTGACCGCTACCCACCCCCCAGCACAGTTGTTTAGTTTAGGCTTCGAACTCTGAGTAGAACACGTCAGCGCTACGCCCAGCTACTGCGTAAGCGGTGATCGTAATTCCATACATTAGTGCGTCACCGTTTACTATTGTCTGAGCATCAACACTTAGGATCTCCCCAGATGGCACATAGTGTCGGATTGCTTTATCGCCATCAACCACATCAATTACGAATGACTTCTTGCCACCCGTTGCGGTTGCGTTGACTTGGATCTTTCCAGAAGTCATAGTGCCACCAAAGTAAGCCTCGATAACTTCTTGGCTGCTTTCCATCAGCATGAACGCATAGGTAACAGTTCCTTCGGTTACTACTTCCCGAACTAGGTCTGCGTTCTGCCATGCTCTGATCTGGTTAGTTGACTTGTCAATCGTAAAGCTCACTCCGTCGGTGCTGACGTATCCCAAATTGTCAAAGCCAGTAAGTGTGGAGTCTGTTCCTGTTGGTGCTGTTGCATCCGTAGCGCCAGCGTAAACTGCGCCAGTGATTCCTACTACTACATTGTTGGCTGTGAGTGCCATGTTTTCTCCTTAGTTAAGGTCGCTGCCTTTAGTGATTATTTCGAGTGTCATGTATCTGTGTTCTTGGTCGCTTTTTTCATCAATCCGAATAGGTGATGAAACCACGTTTATTAGTTTGATCTCGTTGCCCGTTAGTGTTCTAACCACCGCTTCAACAAGTCTGGCTAGTTCACTAGCTTCGGCATAGGTGTTAGCAAAGATGCTCAGACCCAACCGCTCCATTCGCCGCACATGATCTAGGTGAGTTCCACCGTCACTCCTCAAGGTAATTATCTTGGAAGGGTATGGGGTTTTTTGGGGCGAAGGCTTTATCGTGCTGACGTGCACATTCGCAGCTACGGGTTCGGATCTACTACTAAGCTCTGCGGCTATTGCAGCAACTAGAACTTTTTCAACATCTGGAAAGATTACCGACTCCAAGGTTGCTCCATTCTTGAAAGCGCCCTAGCTAAAGTGCCTTCGGTTGCTTCTATAAACATTCCTCTGGCATCAGTTCTACCTACAGCGATAACTGCCTTAGTAGATCTAGATTGATTTTCGGTTATGACCTCATACTGAGATCCAGCCGCACTTCTAAGTTCTTCTGCTGCCGCCTTAATAATGGCTTCGCTTTCAGGACTCTTCAGAATCTCGTAGATTACTGCCCAGTCAAAATCTATTTTTGCTTTCCTAGCCAATCCGTCTCCTGACTTTTACGACTACTCCCAAGCTCCAACTTTCGAATGGGGATCTCCAAGTAAGCGGATCACCGTCTTTCACAAAATCCTTTTCTCTGACTTCGAAAACATCATCCTCGAGTATTTCTGTGCCGCTTGGTAGATAGAGCGTCAGAGAGGCATCTATGGGCTT